TGATGCGTGGTATGCTGCACTTGAAGCATAAGAAGGATACCTACAACCATGAAACAGACATATTCTCGCATCAAACAGAATAATGAATGAACACTCCCAACACCTGATCGACAAACTCGATGCCCCGCTCTCCTATGGCGGTGGCTCCGCCCTCGTTGCCCTCAGCTTCGCCGACCTCGCCACCCTCTCCCAGCAAATCGGCATGATCCTTGGCTGCCTCGTCATCGCCTTCAAGCTTTACCGTGACATCGAAAAATATCTTTCTGACAAAAAGAAAAACTAATCCCACCCCTCCATCCCGGAACACCTATCCCCACCCATGCCTATCCTGCTATATTAAAAGGATGAACGTCTCCGAGAAAATCCGTATCCTCAAAGAACTAAAGGCCTCGTCTGGCTGGACCATGCTCAAAACCTTCATGGAGGACGCAATCCTCCAAGCAGCAATGGATATGGCAGAAGGCAAGCCGATGCCGGAAGCACAATACCAGTTCACTCGTGGCGCGATGTGGGCCGCAAAGAGACACCTCAGTCTCCCCGACCAGCTTCTCTCCAAGTTTGAAACTGAACTACTTTTGACCTTAGACCCTGCTACGGCCGGGAAAATCGCAACAAAAGGCGCGCTACGGCCCGCCAAACACACAGAAGGATAAAAACCAATGCCAGGCGCAATCGACCAAAATGCAGACAATGCACTCCTCGCTTCCATCGCAGACCAACAACTAGGAGCCGCCCCGGCTCCTGCCGGAGCACCCGCCGCCGTCGTGCCCCCACCCGCACCTTCGGCGCCCCCAAAAGCCCCCACCGGCGACACCAACGCCGACAAGGTCCAAACCGCCGTATCCCCGAACACCGAAGCCTCCGCCTCGGCCCAAGAACCCGTCAGCTACAAAGTTATAATTAATGGCGAAGAGCGAACCCTCACCCCCGAGCAAATCGCCCAAACCACATCACGCTACGCCGACCTAAACTACAAACACCAAACCGAAGTCGCCCCCATCAAGCCCGCCATCGACATCCTCAACAAGATCGTCGCCCAAGCAAAAGCCGACGGCATAGAAGTTAGCGGCGAAGACCTCGCAGCCCTCCTGACCCGCTCTCTCATGTCCCAGGCCAACAGCCACGAAACCCAGTTCGGCTCCGGCTCTCAAAACGACAAAGAGGCCCTCGCAGCCGCAGGTGTCGAGCGCACCAACACCCTCATCGAAAAATCCCAGCCAGCAGGCTCCATGGACGCACAGCTCGCACAGTGGGAAGCCGAGAACGCTGTCACCCTTCCCCCTGGCTTCAAAGATATGGCCAAGAAGATGAACGGCCTCGAGAGCCAAAACACCGAAATGGCCAGCATGATGAAACAACTCATTGGCCATATGCAGGGCGTCGCCACCACGGCCGAAGGCCAGTTGAAGAAAGGCAGCGACAACCAATCCGCCGCCTACCGCCAAACAATCGCCAATAACCTGAACAAGGCCCAGGCCAAATTCAATCTCCCCGACGAAACCAGTCAGGAATTCCTGATGTTCGCCGGAGAGCGCGGTTACGGCATCGAGGACTTCATCGACCCCTCCCTCACCGAAAAAGCCGTCCAGGACTTCGCCGCCGTCCGCAACACCCCGGAAATGGAACGCCTCAAGGCTATCAACACAAAGCGCCAAGCCTTTACTGGTATCACCACCGCCGGTGGCGCCTCCAACCAAACCCAGCCCACAGCCCCGAACGCCGACGCCTCCTTCATCAACGCCATGTCCGAACAGGCCTTGCGCGCCCAAAACAAGCTATAGGAACCACTACAAAAAAATACTTTATAGGCGGGACGACAGAAATACTCGTTCCGCCTATTTTTATAGATAGATGGACAAACTCGCTACGGCCAGTCCCATCTACCGAGTTTCCGCCGGGGCGTGTTCATCCACCCGGCCTTACTCAACAAAAACCTTAAATCACCCATCAACACAAACACGCCTATGGCGTAAGGAGAACTAAAATGACTGCAATTCTAGGCCTAAGAGGCACGGGCCAATTCGATACGGACACGCGTCCAAAGAATTACCGCGAGCTGTTCACGCTGCTCGAACCCAACGGCACCGCCCCCCTGCAAACCCTGCTCGCAATGGCCTCGTCCGAAAGCACGAATGACCCAGAGTTTAAAAACTTCCGCGACGAACTGCCCAACCGCACCGTCCAAGTCAACGGCGCACTCGGCGCAGGCCCGACCGCTGTCGTCATCGACAACGCAGACGACGAAGCCTTCCTCGTTGGCGGCGCACTGTTGAAAAACCTGACGTCCGGCGAAGTAATGCGCGTCGTGTCCCACAACGCTGGCACGAACACCATCACGGTCGTTCGTGGCATCGCTGGCTCGGCAGCGGCCCTCGCAGATAACGAAGTCCTCGTTATCATGGGCTTCGCCGACAGCGAAGGCGGCGTCTCTCCCGATGCAGTATCGTTCGATGCAGTCATCAACAGCAACTACACGCAAATCTTCAAAACTGCCGTGCAAGTTACTGGCACCCTGCAAAACACGTTCCTGCGCACCGGCAACAAAGAGCAAGAGGCCATCACAAAAGCCCTCAAACTCCACATGTCGGACATCGAACGCTCGTTCTTCTTCGGCCTAAAATCCGAAGTAAACGGCTCAACCGCGTCCCCGACCCGCTACACCGGCGGCCTGCTCGAGCAAATCACAAACACCACCGATGCCGCAACCGATCCATTCAACGACGGCGTTGGCGTGATCTCGGAAACCTCGTTCGACAAACTGCTGATCGAATCCATCTTCGGCTTCGGTTCCGCAGAAAAAGTCGTCTTCGCTGGCCCGCGCGTCATCACTAACCTCCAAGCCATGGCGAAAAACCGTTGGCAGCCGACCCAAGTCACCGGCTCCTACGGCGTCTCCATGACCCGCTACAGCACCTACGCCGGTGACCTGATGGTCCATCTACATCCGATGTTCCGCCAAGTGCCCGCTCTAGCCAACCACGCTGTCATTCTCGACATGCCCTACCTGAAATATCGCAACATGCAAAACCGCGATACTCAGCTCCAGCGCAATATCCAGAACAACGACGTCGACGGTGTCAAGCATCAATACCTGACCGAGTGCGGTCTGGAAATGACGCACAGCAAAGTCCACGCCGTCATCAAGGGTTGGGACGCCATCTCTTAAGGGTGACATTCGCCCCCTAAGAGCATAAGATTAAGGCCAGGGCCGAAAACCCTGGCCTTTTTCTTTAACCCACAGGAGTCCCACGTGACCGAACAAAAACCAAACCGCACCCAAGTCGAAAAAGACGCCGTTCAGGCTGTTAAAAAGATCGAAGCGATCCAGGCCGCCGTCTCCACCCCGGCCAAAGGCGACTACGTCCTCTACGTCACCGCCAAAAAAGAGAATTCCGCCTTCACTATCCGCGCAGGCAACGTCGAAATCCGTGGCCAGCGAGATAGCACCAAAGACTACATCCTGTTCCGTGTCCCCCACGACGTCGCCAAAAACTTCGAAGCCCACACATTCTGCCGCACCGGCCGAATCATCAAAGCAAAATAAGGCAAAAATAAGACACAATGTCCGTCCCAATCACCAACGAACCGACGCACACCGAAATCGACCCCGTCACCGGCGCCACAATAACCCGCCCCGGCGCGGTCGATCTTCGCGCTGACGTCACTGTCGATAAGATCGCCGACGCCGACGGCGTAACCGCCGAATTCTACAGCTCCGCCCCCAAGCGAAACCGCGCCTCATCCATGAACCCGCAGATCGCGGAACCCTACACACCCCTGCAAAACCTGGCCTACGACGCACTGCGCGAATATGGCGAAGCCAACCCCGGCACCATCGACGGCGACACATCCCTCCTCTTCCTACGCCTGGCCAACAAAATCATCGAAGATGCGCGCATGCACCCCCTCTATCCCATGCCCGACCTCGACTACTACATCGCCCTCACCGACACCCGCCCCATCCCCGACATCATCATGATCGCAGGCCTGCAATATTATTACGCTCTCCAGCAATCCAGCGAAAAGATCAAGCTCAAACAGCCGGAATACTTCTCACGCCTAAACTCCACCCTTTACAACCGTCTCTACGGCAACGGCAAAATAGAGATACAGCCGCGAAAATAGGCGCAAAAAATGATTAAATCCCCCACCGGCATCAAAGAAAAACTCTTTGCATTCGAGGACTTCCAGGGCCTCGACGATAGCCGTGATATCGCCGCCATGGACACCGGCCAAAAGCAGGCCCTCACCCGTGTCGAAAACGGTTATTGCGACTGGCGAGGCAACGTCGTAAAAGACGCTGGCGCCGAGCAGTTCGCCGAACCAAACTACCTCATCAAAAATCTCAACTTCTACGGCATCGGCCTCCCAGTCTGGGCCCAGCAAGACGGCGGTGGTATCGCCCTGCGCGCCCTCCCAAGCGCAACCAAAACAGACGCCTTCCTAAAAAACAGCGTCATCAGCTCCACCACCTTCAACAGCAACGTCATGTTCTTCTCCAAAGACCAGACAATGCAAAAATTCAACGGCGTCGCTTTCAGTGACGCCCTACCAGCCGTCTCCAAGCTCAAACCCGCCTTCGGCGTCCCCTGCCAAACCCGCCTCTGCGTCGCGGGCGACATCAACCGCACTGGCATCGTCGATATCTCCCGCGTAAACTCCGACAACATTTTCTACCAAGACGAAACCCTACCTATCATCGAGGTAACCGCAGCAGGCGCGCTCGACATCCGCAACCTCATCAGCACCAACGATGTCGTAAAAGGCCTTGGCGTCGTCGAGCAAAACAAGCTCGTCATCTTCACTAATGACCAAGCTATCATTTACCAACTCAACCCGGATTTCACTAAATGGGTACAGGATGACAAGGGCTCCGTCTCCGTCGGCACATTCAGCCACAACACCATCGCCAACGCTGGCGTCGACCTGATCTTCGCCAACCGCTACGGCATCTATTCTATGCGCCGGAGCGATAACAACGGCGTCACCATGTTCACCATCCCGCTCAGCTCCCGCATCGACCTTCTATACCGTCGTCTCATCCGCTCCGTAGAAAACGTCGAGGACATCAACGCCTTCTACGACGCAGACAATGGCCAATACCATCTATTCTTCCCGCAAGGTCTGCTCACCACCCGCCTCACCATGTCCGTCTCCCCCGTCGCTGGAGCAGAACCAAAGTGGTCCACCTCCACCTACCTGGCCCAAACCTGCGGCAAATCCCTTGGCGGCTTCATCATGCTCGGCTCCGCAGGCGGCGTCTGGGTCCGTGGCAATATCGAAGACGAATTCATCATCCACCCAGACCTCATTGTCGAGACCCCTATACTATGGAACGGCTCCCTCGTCGACACCAAAGAAAGCACCCGCTTCCTCCTCCAGGCCACAGGAAAAGGCACCGTCCTGGTCGAGGCCATGAATGAAGAAGGCAAGGCCCTCCAGTCCTGGACCCAGCAAGTCGGCGAAGGGGACGACAATCTCATTGATATTCCGCTATCAAAGCAATATGAGCGAAAATTCGAGCACCGCTACCGTGGCGTCCGTTTCCGCTTCACAGTGAAGGGCAAAGGCCTTATGAAGATCATCGGTTTCGCAGTAATGGTAAGGACATAACATGGCACGCCTCCGTCAGCAGTACCCCCAAAATTACGTCTCGAACTCTTACATCAATACAGAATTCGAAAACGTCATCCGCTACCTCAATAGCGCAGAGCTCGGAAACAAGACTATCGCCGAACTCCTTGGCCAACTATTCGACGACGAGGGAAACTTCTCTGGCCCCATCGAATTCCGCCTTGATACCGCCGAGGGTCTCCAATACCGCATCGGCGAGCACACCGACCCCGAAGAGGGGTGGGTCACAATCGCCGCCATCGACGACCTCCGTGGCCCAGCCGGTCAAAACGTCGGCCAGGTCGACGGCCCACTCTTCTACAACCGCGAAGACATCACAGTCAGCGGCACCCCTTCCGTCGCAACCTACGCCCTCATGGATGCCAACACCGACGACATCCTCGTCTACCGTAACGGCCTGCTGCTTAAATCAGCCGACTACGTCTTCAATTTCAGCACAGGCATCATCACATTCGCCTACGCCCTCGCAAACCTGGACGTTCTTTCCGTCTATGCTGTCCGCACCACAGCCGTCTCGACATTCCAGCGCGTCGACTTCCTGGCCGTAGTTCCAATCGCCCAAATCCCCTTCGTCCACGGCCCGGACGATCGAATCCTCGTCTTCAAAAACGGCCTCGTGCAGCGCGAAGGCGCCCTATACGACTACACCAGCGACAGCAACGCCGACACAGTCACCTTCACATCCCCACTGGCCGCCTCCGACATCGCCACAATGATGACCGTCGAGAATACCGCCCTCGTCAATGTCGGTGGCCTCATGCTCGAAGATGAGTTCACCGACAACAACGGCTTTATCCCCTACTCCAGGCTCGTCGTCGTCGACGCA